ACCATATTGATATAGTGATTGGGGATAAGTTCTTTGGAAAGTTTCTCAAAGATGATAGATGAGATACTACAGCAGAGGGATCCCTTTCCTAAGGGATGGTCAACCATCTCACCATTACCAGCAGTTACCTTATCATGGTACTCAATGATGACACGATCAGCGTCGTCACCTTGATACACTGTCTTTACCTTTCCTTCTACAATTACTTCCATTAGTCCTCCTGTTTGTATGTAATAGTAATCTGATTATATACTTCATCTCGGTTGTCGCTATTATATACACGACATCGTTCTACCTTAGCATCCAATAGTTTCTCAATATTATTGAGTTGCCATTCAGCAGCATACTTCTTGAATCCATCATCCATCCAAGTCTTATTAGAACCTGGTGTGTTAAAATCATCCATTATTCAATACCTTTAGGGAAAGCGTCAATCTCAGTCAATTCATAATCCCAGTCTTCCATGACTGTATTAGCATAGAAACGATCAGAAAGCATTTCGATTTCTTTCTCGGCATACTCTCTAGTCTCTGCTTCTAACCAAATATCAATGACCTTACCAAGTCTAAGTTTCTTGATATCTAACTCAGACAACCGCTTACTACCATCTCTCACAGCATTACCAGGAGAGTCATCGACCTGTGACCTCAGACGGATGAATACTAATGCTTTAAATTTCATTTGAATTCACACTCCACCATAATTTGAGTTAGACATGCAAGTAGATTAATCTCTTGGTCTACAACAAAAGCAGATTTGTATTGATACTCAGCAATGATTAAAACTGCTGCTGCAATACTAGGACCGCCCATGACAACAGATAGATTATCATACAATTTACGCATGATAGAAGTTGGATCTGAATCAAGATTCTGTGTCACCCACTTCTTAACATCATTAAACTTCTTATCCTTCAATGCTGTTACAAGACTATCAACATTAGCATCACCTAGCGCCGCCAGAATACCAGTGTCGATAGACCCTGTGCTGGCATATCGCTGCAACTCGTTGAGGGTTCTTCGGAAGTCTGGGAAGTATTTTTGTACGACTTCTGCCAAAACTCTAGGAGCGAAGGCGATCTCCTCGCGCCTGAGGATATCCTGACACCTCGTAAAAAACGCACCAGCGAGTTCTTGCTTTGTCTGACCTCTGACATTGAATTCTACTACTGTCGTTCTGCTATGTAGTGGTTCAATAATCTTGTTTTTGAAGTTACAAGTGAATATGAACCTACAGTTTTTTTGGAACTCTTCGATACTTGCACGAAGGAGAAGTTGGACATCTGGGGTTGTGTTGTCTGCCTCATCAATGATAAGAACTTTGTGACGAGCAGTAGCAGTGAGAGACACAGTAGAGGCAAAGTTCTTTGCCTGATTGCGTACAGTGTCCAGGAATCTACCTTCATCAGATCCATTGATAACATAATAATCTGCTCCAAGTTCACGACATAATGCTTTGGCAATAGTAGTCTTACCAACACCAGCAGTTCCAGAGAGAAGGAGATTAGGGATCTCTCCCTGTTCAATAAAACTCTGGAAGGTTTGCTTCACATTGGCAGGAAGAATACATTCCTCAACAGTTTGAGGACGATACTTCTCTACCCATAAAAAATCATTCATCAGTTGTTAGGTTCGAGAGCAATAAAATACTTGATACCATCTCCTTCAAACAGAGATACATTGTGCTTACTTACAATCACATTATAATCTGAAGGCAAGAGTTTCAGGTTTTCAACCTTAAAGCAGTAACAAAACTCATCAGTAGATTCACCAACTTCAATAGAATATGAGTTAGAAGTTTCGTTTTTCTTATCAGTAACACAGAGTTGCATAGACTCTCCATCACTAAAGAGACATAGGTCAGGCACCTGATAGAACGCTGCTGCACGTAGAACCTGATTCAAATGAACTGCGGTCAGTCTGAATCGCACATCTTCAGAGGGAAGAGTAATCTCTTTCTCGGGGGGTTGTGTAATGATATCAGGGTCGGCATAAAAGAATCTAGTTTTAGATTTGCCCCTCTCATCACTTACCGTAATGTAGTTGGATTGTGTAGTATCAAATCTTGGTGCATCAAAGAGAGATAGACCACCAAGAAATACTCCCAGATCGTAGATAGAAATTTGAGATTGAAACTGCTCTTCAACATCAGCAATAGCAAGAATATTTTTATTGATGCTAAGAGTAGATAGTTTATTGCCAGGTTTAATGACAATTGATTTGTTAATAGAACTGAAGTTTTTTAGAACTTCAATTGTCGATTTGGAAATTACTGTCATTGAGGGTAGGTTTCGGTAACTTTAGTTTTATCGGAAAAATGGAGGAGGAGTAATCCGTAGTGTAAGATTTTAATAATGTCACGACGGGCAGTGCCTTTACGGTCATAGCGAGAAGCATACTTTAGAATGTTACTTCTGCAAAATGCTTCAGCATCACCACAAGATTCAATCAAATCTAGCGTTTGAATCTCATCATTGCCAGCAGAATAATGCTGTCCATAAGTTCCCGAAATGTAATCACGCAACTCCTTGAGAAGCGCATCTTCATTGTACTTCATAATCAAATGGTTTCTTCGTCTTCATTGTACTCTGAATCTTCTCCAGCGTCAACCTTTGTATAGAGATCCAGGAAAGATTGTTTTGTATCGTCATCAAAACGATTGATGCACATGTTAATGGCGGTAAGGCGGTCGTTAAAAATCTCCATTGCCTGTGCAATATGAACCAAACGACGAGTAGTGATAACTTCATCAACACCCCCGTCAAAGAAAGTCTTACGAATCACACCTGCCCACTTCACAAGATTCTCTGCAAAGAGACTATCACATCCAACTCCACGTAGGATTTTTTCTTCTATCGATGCAGTTGGATAATCTTGCTCGAATGTAATTGGAAAACGTTCGAGGAATGCTTCGTTGAGAATATTGGTTCCAACAAAGCGACCGTCATCGCTGCCTTTACCTTTAGTATTTGCAGTTGCAATAACATTGAATCCTTCCTTAGGAGTTACATATTTACCAGTCTTCTTCAAGAAGACACCCTTACCTTCCAGCACAGATTGCAGGCACAAGATTTTATTAGATGCTAGGTCAATCTCATCTAGAAGAAGTACAGCTCCACGTTCCAGAGCTTCGATGACTGGACCATTATGCCAAACAGTGTCACCATTGACAAGACGAAAACCACCAATAAGATCGTCTTCATCAGTTTCGATTGTGATGTTGACACGAATCAACTCTCTCTTAGTTGCAGCACATGCTTGCTCAACCGACATCGTTTTACCATTTCCAGAAAGACCTGTAATGAAGACAGGATAGAAAGAATTGGACTGAATAACTTTCCGTACAGACTGAAAATTACCAAACTGGACATAGGAATCATCTTTTTCAGGAATATAATTTACGGTAGGTGTTGCAGAGGGTGCTTCATATGCCCTCTCAATTTCTTGAGTAGTCAAATTCCACTTACCTCTACCAGATTTATAAGAGTCAAGACGTTTGCAAGCAGTAGGATATGATACACCTAGAGCATTTGCTGCATCACGAACTTGTGCAGTACTAACTTCAACACCATACTGCTCAGTGAGAGTATCAATCAGTTGTTCGGTAGTGACGCGGTTCATTGCTTTCCTTTGTTTACTTTGTAATTATAGCAGGTCTTGGGTTGGTTTGGGTCAAACCCAGGACGGTTTTTTATCTGGCACACGCAGATAGTTGGATGCCACCCATGGTTTAGATGCAACATACATCTTATAAGCAGTGAATATATCAATGCTGGTATCATACTTATACTCGTCAGGTCCTGCAAAGACAAAAGGAGTATGATCTTTATATTTTACATAAGGAATGATTTCATCAGCAGCAAGGAGAGTCTTAAAGCAAGTATGGATTTTACCGTACCGAGTAAAGTACTCTTCACATAATGCCATACCATGCTCAAGCAACCATCTAGAGTTTGCTACAGTCTCATTTGCCCACTTGGTGCAAGGGTGATTACGGAATGCTCCCTTCTCTGTAGCATAAGGTGTACCGTCTGCCTTAGGCAAAGTACCATAACCATGTCCCCACTTGTCTGAGGCGACTATAGCGAGCATCTGGCAGGTCTCCAGGGGCATCTTGACGATGTGCTTGTCTGGTAGGACAGAGGCAGACCGCCAAGGAGATTCGTCGGTGACAAAGATGTTCATTCAAATACTGCCGTTACTCCCATAATAGTTGCTCCAGGGTTTCGTGCCAAGGCAACTTTCCTAGCATCGTCATAGTCTGTAGCAATAACAATTTCGTCAAAAACTGTTCCTGCCTTGAATAGTTGTACTTTACACTTCATGCGATTTGCTCAATAAATGCGTTAAGGATGGTCTTGTTTGTCATTTTAGAACCCATGTGCTTTTTAAATGCACGAGTGAGTTCTGCTTTAGTTGCAACTTCTTTTTTATTTTTAACCTCAATATCTTGAGTCCCATCACCAATATTTTTATCAGGCATAAAGAATGCTTCAGTAAATCCCATATTACCTTTGATGGAAGCAAATCTTTCCTTCTTCCATTGCCTGTCAATTTCATCAACTTGATCAATAGCAAACTGACGCACTAGTATTGTTAAGTCAGTTTTTGCACAAATACGAATACCAATCCAATTATAATCTGTAATCTCACGATAGAAAGACACAATTTCTTTCGTGGTAATCCTAGGGTCATTTGAGAGTTTACGAGTGTAACCTGTTTTAGGATCACGGAGAAAAAATATAAGTCCCCGAGTATGACAAAGATACTGATATCGATATTGACCAGGATAATATGAATGATCTTCAGGAAACTTCTGGATATAACTTATTGGATTTGCTTCACCATCAGTCAAACAGATAACATTTACTTTACTAATACGCTCAACACGTTTAATATTATCTACGATACTGCGTGTACAGTAGATCGCTTCAGCAAGAGGAGTACCACCAAGAGTATATGGACTGTAGTGAGTAAGTCTCCACCCACGCATAGCAAACACTTGAGTATATACAAGTTGCATAGACTTGTCTAGAGACTGTTTGTTTTGACGAGAAGAAAAGAACTCAAACAAACGAAAGTCCGAAGCAAGACTCAGTTCATTCTTTACTTCTGAAGGGGGATCTGAATTGATATCACTGTATCCAAATCCAGACTGGAAAGCATATACTCTAAAAGGAATGCCACATTTTTTACAAAACCAAATCAAATTATAAGTTTGCTTTAGAGTATCAAGTAATTGATTCTGCATTGAACCAGACCAGTCAAGATACATTACTAGACCATGACTCTTACCTTCAGGGACAGTAGTTATCTTTTTAAAGATATCATCATTAAATTTATAAGTATGTAGTTTGTTAGTATC